CATCCTTATATTTAAGCCCAGGAACGTTTAAGTTAAAGATAAATGCTTGAGACTCGGGATCATACTTAATATTATTCAAGAACATTTCTCCAGCTTTTTCAACTGCAATGTTTTTACCCTGCTGTTTCAGTTGAGTAGGTAAGTTTACCAAAGCAATAAGAGACTGGAATGGAACTGTTTTGTTATTAAGGACGTATCTAATTTCAACCTTTTTATCGCCAACTATTAAATTACCTTCTTTGTCAAGCTTAAATTCTCCAGTTAGTTGTCCTTCTACTAACAAGTTTTTAATTTCATCTAAAGCTTTGCCTTGGATAGTGAATTTAAGCGGTAGTTTGCTTAATTCGGGAGGAGGAGTGATAACTAATTGGGGTTGGAACTCTGGAACTATTACCAATGCTTCTACTTCAAATTGTCCCTTATTTTTCTGAATTGAGGGAGGCAAAATAATTGTTATTTTCGGCTCAAACTCTGGAAGTTGAACAGTTCCTCTTTTAGTAAGTTTTCTTAATTCAGTTTGAGGTATTGTAACATTAACAGTGGCATCAAATGGCTCAATTTCAATTGTGCCTTTTTTCTTTAATTTGTTTAATTCTGTCTTAGGTATCCAGAGATAAATCTCGGGTGTAAATTCATCGTGAGTAATCTTTCCTTTAATTTGTAATTTTGCCTTTTCTTGGTCGGATACAGTAATATGGATATTTGAATCAAACTGCTGAATATTTAATTTGCCAGTCTTCCTTAACTTTTCAAGTTCAGCTTCTGGTAGCGATATTGAAATTTGAGGAGTAAATTCTTGGACGCTAATCTTTCCTGTTTTTCTTAGTTTTTCAAACTCAGCTTCTGGAATAAGTATCTGAACTCTTGGTTCAAATCGCTGAACAGAGATTTGACCTTCTTTCTGAAGTTTGGCTTTTTCTGCTTCTGGAATTGTAACTACTACTTTAGGCTGGAAATTTAAGCTTATCTCTCCAGTTTTCTGTAATTTTTTCAGTTCCTCTTGTGGTATAGAGACAAATATTTTGGGAGTAAATGTCTGAGTCTGAACAGTTGCTTCCCTCTGCTGAATTTTTCTATATTCCTCAGGAACTGTTACATATATCTTAGGAGTAAATTCTTGAGAGCTAACCTCGGCTTGTTTCTCTTGCGTCTTCCTATATTCCTGTGGAATAGCTACTTTAATTTTAGGAATAAACTCTTGGTATTCAACTTGAGCATCTTTTTGCTGGGTTTTTCTATATTCCTGAGGGATAACTACGTATATCTTGGGAGCAAATTCCTGATATTCAACCTGAGCATCCTGCTTCTGTGTTTTTCTATATTCTTGCGGAATAGTTACATATATTTTTGGCGTAAACGTCTCATATTCTACCTGTGACTCTCTTGTAGTTTGCTTAGCTGTCTGTGGGACAGTTACTTGAATTTTAGGAACAAAGCTTTCATATTCTACCTGAGCTTCTTTGGTTATCTGGCGAGCTTCTTGTGGAACTGTAACCTGAATCTTAAATTCAGGAACCTCTACTTGAGCTTGAGCCTCTTTAACTAACTCTGATGTTTGAGCTTCTGATGGTTGAAAGATTGATCTTAGTCTATCCCAAAAGTCTTTAAAGAAGTCAATTATCGGAACCCACCAAGGAGTGGGAACTTCCTTCTTGGTTTCTCTTGCTTCAGTTATTAATGGAACTTCTGGTGCCTTTAATTCAGGCGGAACTAAGGATTTTAAGATAACTTTACCCGTTTTCTGAGCTTCAACTTCAATAAGTTTGAGAGTAGAGGTAACAATCTTAAAGATTGATTCGGCAGAACGCTGGAAATAAGAAGGCTGGAAGCCGATAACTTCATCAAATGATTTAAATTTCGGAACTTCTCTCTTTAGAACATCATTTAGAGAGCTGTAAAAATCAGGAGCACTAACTTGAGGTTTGACCTCAATTTTAATTTGTTTTGAATCAGGAGCGCTAAACTTTCTAAATATGTTCACAAAGAAGATCGGCTTAATTTCTGTTGAAAAGCTTCTCTTGAATCCAAGAGCAAAAGAACTACCAATTGTTTTACCAAGATTGAAGCCCCAAGTATCTATAAGTGAAAGTGGACCTTCTTTTGCTGGAGATTTACCTTCAAGCACATCAGAAAATTCAGTTGTCCTTAAGATTTCATGCTTAAATCCAGAAGTAAAACCTTTAGCAAAAGCTTCTCCAAGTCTTGGACTTGAAGCTATAACTTGATTAATTGCATCCCTAAATATTGTAGACCAAGATTTTGTAATAGCTATCGATTCTTTCTGTGTTTCATTCAATTTTCTAAAGTGTTCAACTAGCTTTATAATGCCATAACTGACTAATCCTATAGCCATAAGAGCTAACAAGAATGGATTCTTCAAAGCCGATATAATGCCGGGTAAGTTTGCAGTTGTTAATGCTACGATTAGCGCTTTGACTGCAGAAACTGTATTAAGAATTGCTGGAACAAGAGATGCAAAAATGGATTTGACGGTTAAGACAGCTAAACCAAGAGAACCAAATGCACTCTTAGAAATGCCGAGCAGTGTAAACAGTGCGCCTAAACCTTCTGCTGTCCAACCTACAACTAGACCCAAGCCTGCAAGTGAAGCGCCCATTAAGGTAAATACTCCGATAACCCTAAAGATAATTGATGCGAGTGTTCTGTTTCTTTCTATAAACCGAGTAAGAGCAACTAGAAAACCGGTAACTGCTTCAATTGCTGGTTTAAAGGCATCAAAGGCTATTGAGCCCAAAGACCTCATAAACATTCCGATGGCTTCTCTCAGTCTATTCATTGCGACGAATGGAGACTCAAGGACCTGTCCAAGTTCTTCAATTGTTGGCGTTGTGCCGATAATACGGTCAGCGAGAGTTCTTAGAGATTCAGTGCCATCTCTTAAAAGCAAAGAGAATGCTTTAATTGTAGTCTGCTGAGCGCCAAGTTTCTGTAATACATTAATCGTTGGCTCTCCAGTAGCTCTAACTAAAGTCATAAATTCTTCAGCTAAAGTGAAGAAATCCTTAAAGTTACCAGTAGCATCTCTTGTCTCGATGCCAACTTCTTCAAGAATTTTGTAGAAGTTAAAGAAAGCTGACTGAAGTAAGGTTCCAGCTCTTTTACCTGTTAAGCCATACTGAGATAGTAATCCTACTGTGGCATAAGCCTGTTCTGGTGGAATCATAAATGCACTGATAGCTGGAGCAAACCTTGAAATTGCATCTGTGAATGTTCCTATCTCCGTTCTTGTCATATTGGTTACATTCAGTAGCATATTGGCAAAGTCAGTAATAGATAATGTGGAACCTTCAAATGTATCTGCTATAAGGAAGAGTTTATATCCAAGCTGACTTATAGAGTCAGTAGAAAGCAAAGCAACCCTTGCAAGATCATCAAGTGATTCTTCAAGTTCTGACATTGATACTCCTGAAGATATAACTTCTCTTGAGAAGGAAGCCAGGTCTCCCGCAGATACTCCAAACCTTAAGGCTGTCTCATTAACTCTTCTATTAAGGTCTTCAAGTATATTTTCAGAATATTTCCCAGCATACCCAATCTTTCTCAGTGTCTCATCAAATTCTCTGAACTGATTCAGTGCAAGTCCAAAGGTAGCAATAATAGGAGCAATCATAAAGGAGAATCTGGCTGATGATCTCGTCAATCTGAATCCTAAGTTATCAAATTCTCTACCTATTTCCCAGAATACATTAGAAGATGTATCAGATAATTGATTTAATACTCTTGATAGTCTCAGTAATGGATCTGTTACATTATCAAGACCCAGCTGGAATGTGGAAGTTTGCTTATTGAGATTTTTGAAGATAACCAGCAAACCGTTAGAGAAGTAAGTTGCTTTTCTAAGAACAGCATCAATGCTTGAACCACTAGAGAGTATTGATTCAGTTATGTTCATAAAACTTTGTTTAATTTGAGGATCGGTAATCTGATCGGTTATTCCCAATAATTCATTTTGTAGCTCTTGGACATTCTTTATCTGCGTTGGATCTATGCCAATTTCCATATAGAAGCGCTTTCGTAAAACTGGACCAAAACCTACTTGGATCTTTTGCGCTACTGTATTGAATTGAGAGGAGACTTCTTTGGCAGTTGATGAAATCGCTTGCTTAACCTGAGGACTAGAGAGCTGTTGTCTAAGAACAGAACCAATATTGGAAGACTTAATACTTTGAGCAATAGTATTGCCCAAGTTAGCATTAGTAACAGACTGTCTTAAAGTATTGCTTACATTATTAGCCAGTTGCTTAAGCTGTTTCTGGTCAATCTGAACATTCAGTTTGATACCAAAAGACTTAAATGTGGATTCTAAGGTCTTATTAACAGCCTGAATATCCTGCGCAAGTCTACTAGTATCAAGTCCTACGCTTATATAAACTGAACCAGCTTGAATTCCTTCTGGCATTTTACCTTACTCTAGTCCCCATCTTTCTATTTATCTCACCAACATATTCTAGTAGTGCATTGCACTGGTCAATATCAAGCTCGCCGATTTCTTGCGGAGTATAGCCGTAGAAGTATGCAATAGCGCATATCATCTGCCTGAATGTTCGGCGAGCTATTTTCCCTTTTTTGGTGCACCCGGCAGATCACTGGCAGAAACTCCAGCTATAATTTTGGAGATGAGGTCCTGAGTAACCTCTCTTAGTTCATCACTGGTAAGATCAAAATATTCTCCAATGTATTCTCTGGTAATTGAAGCATCACCTTTTCTTAGAGACATATAGAGGACATCAAGAATGAAGCCTACAGAACGGACAATATTCTGATCCTCAAAGATATCTTGCAAAGGTCTATTATATTTAGCCTCAAGCTCGGCAAAGTCATTTAGCTTGAGCTTGTAAGCTGTGTAAGTCTTGTCCCCTATCTTTATCTCTCCTACCGGTTTACCCAATAAAACTTGCAACTCTCCCATAAATCTTCTGACCTCCTTAACTAATAGTTTGGTGAATAATTGGCTGACCAAATATAGAGAGGATATTCCTCTCGAGAAGACACTCAGCATAAAGCGTGAGTGCCTTACCTTCAATTTTAACAAGAAACGGTCTGGAAGAATCAATAATCTCATTAACCAGTTTGGCTTCATAAATTTCTATTTTCATCTCATAGATTGGAATATCATTAAAGATAGCTACTGTTTCCTTTAGCGTTTCGCATTTAGTAATTTCATAAATCAATCTTGTTTTTAATACAATTCCGGTAAATGTAACTTCAGGATATTGGTCTGTCAGCTGAAAGTATCCTGCTGGATGAAGAAAAACAGGTTCAATTAACTTTCCTTTAGACTTGATCTCTGGAACATCATTTTTCAGTAAATAGATTGGCTCTAAAGATGGTATTTTGTAGAGGTTTCTCTGGTCTACCCTGAAGCATTTCCTTTCTATTATTTTTTCTCTTTCCTCTATTGGCTGATACAGGTAACCTTTCATCAACATCTCTCCTTCTTGTTAGAAGGGGAGAGAACGCCTCTCCCCTTTCCTTCAAATATTAGACATTAAGTGTCAAAGCACCAGTTCCTCTTACATCAAATGTGATGGTATCTATTCCATCATATGGAACTGTAGTTTCAGAGCTTGTGATATATGCTTGACCGGTAAAGTATCTTGTGGTATCAATATAAAGGTAAAGTGTCACTGGTGTTAGACCAGTTAGAGCATCAAATAGAGCTTTCTGTCCAGCAGTATCTGTTAAGTCCCAGCTAGCCTCTATTCTACCGCTCCAGCTTCTAAGTCCAGTAATATACTGAGACCAACCAGCTGGAGTTTGTCCCATTGCGCCAGCTTCAAGCTCTCTTGCCTCAACTGTAATGCTAAAACTGGTAACATTGGCTACTGTTGAGCTTCCAACTACTACCTTCCCACTTACGCCTGTGAAGAGTGCCATATTCTCACCTCAGTGCAAACGTTAAAATTTTATATCTTACAACAAAATTCCATATCTCATTTATTGGAATCAGCGACTGAAAGACTCTTTCACATCCAATAGTATTTTCATCCAACTTTGCATTGTCCATCAACATCATTACTCTCTCAGCAATATTCACAGCCTCAATGGCTGAACTGCTAGTGGAATAGATATTAATCTGAATATAATGCTCCTCAACATATACATCTCCAGTTAAGTAATTTCTTGCGTTTGAATTGATATGATTTATTACAATAATAGGGAATTCAGTTTCAGGAAACTTGGCAAAGTAAATGCCTTTAACCTGATTGCTTAATTCAGTATCACTAGAAAGTAAAGTATATATAGCTTTAAGAATCTCATCAAGTCTTGACATCAGAGACTTCTCTTCTTCCTGAATTTAGCAATTGCCCTCAACATACCGGGAGCTAGGAATGGCTGAGCAGATTTATACATTATTGGGTGCATCTTTTCTGCTTCTGATTCTACCTGCCAAGATTCGTGAGAAATATGGTAAACTCTTCTTCTACTCCCAATTGGAAAGCCATAATATTCCTGCATTTTCTCATTAACAACTACCACATGAGATGGAGCTCCAAACTCCTGCATATAAGCATGCTCAGCTTTGTCGATAAGAAAAGACTGAATTTCTCCATTAGCCCCTAATTGCTTCTCTATTACGAGATTGTTTATTAAAGTATCACTTCTATGTGGATGAAACCTGTCAGTTTCCTTCAATACTTCCTGTGTTTCAGTAAATGCATCAAGGACCAGAGCTTCAATAGCTTTATTGCCCTGAGATATTGCAAACTGGGTTATTGCCTGTCTATCTATTGATACTCTTGTTCTTGGAGACATCAGTTATCATAATTTCCAGATGATGATTCAACATATTGGGATTTGTGATTCCGCTAATTACATATTTCTTACCATTAAAGCCAATTATATAGTCTGGTTCAATATCGGTATCTTCAGTAAAGATAATATAGTCACAGAATTGAGCAAGTGTTCCAAGGAATGCTTTTCTCTTTGCGGAAGGATTAGAGATTACTCCTTTCGATTTTCTTAGTAAAGTGTAAGTTTCGGTAAAGCCACCCATTCCATCTGATGTTCTTTCAATCTTATAAACTTCAAATTCCTGCTCATTCCCTATCATACAAGACCACCAAACCAGCTTAGATAGTGTAGTGAATACTTTTCGAGAATTTTATCCACTTCAAAAGGAATAGTGTTATATGAAGTGAATTTGACGGATACATCTCCAATTTTGTAGCTTTCAATACCATAAGAGCTGTCTTTATAATTACGATACCAGTATTTGATTAGCACAAGCAAAGCCATTTTAATATCATTTGGAAGCTTATCGCCAATTCTGTAGGTCACAGTATAAATACCCTCTTTTGGTAATTTCAAAACCATTCCGCCCATTAGTGAATAATCTGAGATAACTGAGCTATTTGATGTTACCTGTTTGATATACTTTATTGGATATCCCTTTAAAAGCGCATAGCGAGTAGTGGTTGTAATTTCCTCAACTACTTCGAGAGTAGGATAGTAAGTAACTGAAAATTGATCCCCGCCTGAAAGAGTAATATAAATTTCTCCTGTCATCAAATTATATGCAGGAGTAACAGGTTCATTGTTCAAAAGCATGGCTTCAATTGAGGCAATGTATGTTTGTGATAGATTTACTTGAGATGCTGGACCCTCAAATGTTTCGGTTATACTGTTGACAGGAACATAATGAATCTTTGAGAGGACATATTCCTCTGCGCCATCAGCTATTGCCTGTATATTACTGTCTATACTTATTCCAAGGAAACTACTTAATTCATTCGTGGTAATGAATTTCATAAAAGGGAGGCTGGGAGGTTATCCCAGCCTCATACCTCCTTTACTATATTGTTGTTGGAACTCCAAGCCCGAGAACTACCGTTGAATATGTAGAGCTGGGAGTTACCAATGGAGCAAATGCTACTCTCCTTGCACTCACAAAGTCTTCTCTCTGATAGAGTATGTTCCTGTCTCTCTCTGTTACTACTCCGCCCCTCTTTCCTCTCACAAATGCATTCTTGTTGACAAGAATAAATATAGTCTTGTCTGCAGATGATTCATAGACTCCATTAGTATTGAGATCCTGTCTTACAAATGAAGAAACTATGATTGGAATTCCGTCTATCATTGTTAATGCACCTGTCTTTATTACAGCATCGCTACCTATCTGCTCCATTGTTGCTACTTCAGGAAGGTTGAGAAGTTGCACATAGCCAGCAGGAGAAGTGATGAGAACCAGATCTTTAGGATTGATGCCATACTTACCCATCTTGATTCTCATCTTTCTAATTGGAGCAACGTCACTAGTGATTCCGCTGGCATCTACTGTAAGAGAAGCGGAAAGAGCATATTTCCTCAAGCCCTTGAAAGCTTTTCTTGGATCGCTAGAACTTGTTACGTCACTATCCATATGAGAAGTTGAATCGTCACCATTGATTATTGCAGTATCTACTGCCCTTGCGAGGGATCTAGCTATAGCCTCTTTGATCGCAGGAAGAGCAGATACTAACATATCCTCAGTTGCTTCATCAGATATTGGTATATATGCTACAAATTTCTTGGCTGTTAATACTACATCTTCTGTAATTGTCTTGCCAGAGGATATATCTGTAAGCGCAGTAGTGACATCTTCAGCCCTGTAGTAAGCTATTAATTGCTCAAGATTAACTGGAAGCTTGTAAGGATTGGTTGGCATATCAAATTCTTGGAACTGGTTAGCTACTTCATACTTCTCTTCCATTAATTCAAGAATCTTGGGAGATAGCTCAGATGGAATCCATTCAGCACCCAAACCAGCCCCCGAAGTGGTAATAGCTTTGCTTAGATAGACCTTATAAACATCATTGTAGTATTTCAGATTGGTTGGAGGAACATTGAGAGCTTTAGAGAGGATGTAGAGGTTATCAGATATTTCCTCTATGGACTGATCAGAGTATTTCTTGAAATATGCCTCTGGCTGTTTCGTAGCTTTGTTTAACTCGCTCTTTACTAGATCAACTATATCACCATCTGATTTGTTAGCTAAGAGATTCTTAAGTTTGTCTACCTTTTCTAGAATCTCCTTCATTAATTTTCACCCCGTAGAAGTTTTTTAAGTCCACTATAAATCGCTTCTTCTTCTTTAATCTTATTCTCAACTAAAGATATCAATTCATCGAGAGCTTTGCTGAGTTGTCCTACATCCACTTGAGGCTGTGAATTATCTTCTGGGTTATCGGACTTCTTCAGATTGACTTCTGATAGATCTGCCTTTAACTTTTCAAACTCCTCTATCAGTCTGTCAACCTGTTCAGCAATCCTGTTAATAACCTTCTCAACAGTATTTATCTTGCTCTCCCACCTTTTCTCAAGTTCAACCTGTTCTGGAGCTGGGTATTTATCTGGTTCTGGGTAACCATAGCCTACAGCTTCAGCCAGAGTAACTATTGCAGACTTTACATCATCAGGAGAATTTTTGAATACTGGCATAAGTATCTGGAGAGCAGATTTAATGGCTTCAGCTGTTTTCTTGCCAACCTTTTTCTCTAGCTTTTCATAATAAGCATCAGAGAAGATATCCACCATTTTATCACCCTTCATAATATAGAATGTTTCCCTTATAGCGGGATTCTCAACTTCAGATATCTCTACAACCATAACATCCTCAAGTAAACCAACCTGACTCATCTAGCTTCCTCCCAACTAATTACCTTCATTCGCCCAACTCCGCCTATAGAGAATCCCTTAATCTTACCTTCTTTGATCATCTGTTTTCTAATTGGATTGGTCTCCTGAATGGTAATATACCAGGTGCCATCCTTGATTACTCTGCCATCTGGAAGAACATAATCGCCTTTCTGTTGAGCGCATTCAAGCAGAAAGACTTCATCATTGATAAATTTCCCGTTGTGCGAGAAACTAAAATTCCTTGAATATCTCATAAAGTTATACATAGCCTTTTCGATCTCTTCTTTTGTGATGATGTGTCCCTGAGCATCAACAGAGTCTGGAATAAGGACTGGACCAGTAACTATTCCCTGAAACTCATCTACCTTAATTAATGGGACAAACTTGTTTATTGGGACTAGCGAGGTTTCAAACTCCCATATGTTGGTATTCTCCTCTTTCTTGGCAACAAACAAGCCATCTAGCAATTTACCTTTAAACTTAACTTTTAGAAACTCTGGAGAGGATTCAAAGATTGTGCAATTACCACTATCAATTAACTCTATGAAGCAGGGAGTAGATTTAGTAGGATTGAGTGTTGTTTGTGGTTCAATTTCTTTCTTTTCTTTAATATCCATTATCTTTCTGTCAATTCCTGTCTCATAACCAAGAAATCCAAGAAGCGGTTCTGGTTTATCTGGAATCGAGAAATGAATTAAATTATCGCCATCTAGAATGGTAAGATCGTAAACCTCCTGAGATGGACCATATCTGACTGTTTTATGTGCTGGGTCAAGCCAGTATCTTC